ACAAATTTAATTGCTGGTGCTTTACATTTGGGAACATACTTACTCTCAATCATGTTGTCTTTTTCATCGATGGGTGGGTCAATGAATTCAACTTGTAAAGTTTGTGGATATAGAACTCCATTCACTTGAACTGGTTCTTTTACTTCAATTGGAGCTGGATCAGCGAACAAAGGCATGCTCATAAGTTGTTGAATGGTATTACAATTCAACACATGTATGGTAAATGCTGTTAAGTTAAAACTAGGCAACTCTATCATAAGCTCATCATACATCCATTCGTGGCCCTTATTAGGATATTGTACCTCACGGTCATATTTGTCAATCCATCGGCGCAACTCGGGTACAACTTTCTGGTCTGTGATAAGATCTGTGGCCTTGGCCAAGAAAACATTTAGTACAGGAGTATTCCAATCAGTCAAGCTATAACTTCTAACTTTCGCTACAAGACGTTGCTCATCTGTTGCTTGGACATTAGTTGTTGTGTGAAATTTGGCCAACTGTCGTTTCAATCCACACATCGAGGATGTTTCTCCTTCCCAAACAAATGGTGAATAGGTTCGGGCTAGAAACGCCACTCCACGCGTTCCTCGTTTAAGTTCACTTATAGTGAGTTCCTGGCCAACACTCTCTGCTGCTTTTACATAAGCTGCACGTGGAATATTTGCTGTGAGTCCATCATCCCCACCATAGATTCCTAATGACTGCCATGCAGATTGTTGGTCGTGTCCAGCGTGTCGCAATGCCATATACGCAATAAATGCGTTTGCTAAACTATTAAAAATAGACGTCTCTGGAGAGCCAGACAATCTTGAATAATCAGTATCGTACTTCACTCCGTGGGTCGTCACTCCAGACAACCCGTACTGTCTACCATGCAATTCCCGTACAGCTCCATGATGTTCAACCATAAAGCCACGCAACAAAGCTCTGAGTTCTAACTCTCGGATAATTTCCGACTCATGCCCATCAAACTTTGAAAAGTCTGAAGATATGACGAAATCGGCACCCTTGCATATTTCTGCAACACGTTGTGCAATATGTAATGGTGTTTGAGAAAATGCATACCATTCTTGTCTCTTAAGCACCTTCTCAAAAGCGTACGTTATACGTGAATAATCTGTTTTGTCGGTGCCATTGATAGTAGAAATGATGCGCTGTGGTCCTCCAGCCTTTGTAGATGGTTCTTTTTTCATAAAAGATGAAGTTTTTACCTTGCCGAAGATCCAATCTGTTGCACGCAATATCATATTTTGAGATGGGCGTTTCATGCGATCCACGACTTCTTTAAAATCAGAGGGAATGAGCGTATGCTTCTCTGGTATTAACATGTCTATGAACTCATGTATAGCACTGCTTACCTGGGCCGTCATTAACAATGGTCCAGGCTTAACCTCAATTAGCCGTTTGAAAACACCATGCACATTATTTAGTTTGCAGTCATCCGGCGCAAATGCCCCATGATATATCGGATTCATGAAAGCTAACATTGATGGTTTCCGTTGTTCATTTGGCAAATGAGGATACAAATGATATCTTATAATCCGCTGCTGTGCTGGTATCACAATGGCTGGGGGACGGCGTGCGATAACTTTGGCTTTATAATAATCATATGTGGGCCCTGCCATAACATTATCACCAGATAAGTAAGTAGAAACTTGACCCATGTACAAATCACTATACCTAACCATTGTTTTTATGGTATCATCAACTTCGATTTTGACCTTAGAAGTGGTTTCAGCCGCATAACGCCCAGTACAAACATACATCTGGTCATCAATAGACAATTTTAAACGGTTGAAACCATTTCCTTCATCTATGCGTAATCGCTGGACCAATGGAACTGAAAATGTTTTTGTAATGCCATATTGTGGCCAATATCTAGCAATGGTATAGCCCCTAATATGTATGTTGAATCGGGTTATCATCCACTTAGTAAGTCGCATTATTCGCACCCCCCAAGGATTATAACGCATGACCGGCATAAGCAATATTAATTCTCTATCCGGACCAACTAGACGTCGGTGTACATTGTAGATTGTGGTCTTCTGCCACCACAATCTACCACTATTTGCTCGCACTGTTCCGGGATTAAAGTCCCAGACCTGATGATTGTAACTATTCCCATATTTTACGCGATATTCAAACTCATCATTTTGCGTAGCACAATAGGAATATTGGTTAGTCTTCTTGGACAAGGAATCAGGTGCGAACATGTAAATCAAGGATGGTACAAAATCATGAGATAGTAATTTGGGCATGTCCAAATACTCTACCACATCCTTGAATACTTTAACATGTGTTAACAGTATATGATCACGTTTCTCAGGAGTAAAATAATCTTGAGGCCAATTATGAGTCATTTCGTGATCATCGTCAATATTATCTAGCCTGGAAGGCTGAAAATTATACCTACGGTAATTTGAACGGTCGATGACTTGGGATATCATCGATTCTGCAGCATCTTTCAATGTCTCAAAGTCATCCCCCATAACGGGTATTTCTTTGAAAATGCTCACAAGATCATTAGTACCTGCAGGTCTCGCATACATCTTAATACCAAAATACCATGCCCATATGGTGCCTAATGCACTCAAAATGAGACAAGGATAGACATAAGACATGATGCGTGAAGTTAATATGCCACGTATCAAATGGTAAAATGAGTACTGTAAAATATTTGCGCAATGTTCTAACTCGCCCATATAGTACTCAAAGTTGCCAAATAACACCAAGGCATCTTGAGGTGCCCCCTCGAACTCATCACTTATTTTCTGTCTCTCAACAGCAGCATAATGACGAGCCGGATCATACGGTCTACACCAGTCTCCACGAACTGGTGTCAACATACATATAATTGTCATGATCCAAATTAACCTAAAAGTCACATAACTACCAACGGTAGTTACTCGTTTCAACTGAGGTCCGCCCAATAGACGATTACTCTCAATGAATTCCTTGACTTCATTTTTGTGGATGCTTAAAACCATGGAAGCTGACGAAGGCTTCCCTTTAGCGGGAACTGACGAAGGTTCCCCGTTGGCTTTTATTGTACCGAAAATATTATTATTGTAATCCATCGGTACTTGGTGCCGGATAACCCAATCAACGGCGGGCCCTTTGTAAGCACTTGGGACGAGATCCCCAAGCGTGGTTGTCGGAACGTTGCAAATGTCTTACGATCATTCACAACGTTCCGCCCCTACTCTTCACGACTGAAGGCTAGAGTAATGCCGTCTTTGACAGAGTCTGATTCGGATCCACAGGACAGCCCACTTTCAAACCACTTGAAGCCCCTAATGGAGCAAACCATGGCACTACTTGTGCGTTTCGCCTGTTTCACGGACAGCACGTCTTGTGAACGTACACTCGCTTTTGACGGCGTAGAGATCCTATAATAAGGCATCACTACACATAGCATTCTAACTTCCGGTCATTTCCTACCCGGGGCTTGCCATTAGCCACAACCTGGCTGGCTGCATTAAGCGCCAATTCCAAAGGATTCTAGCGCGCCACGAGACTATAAACATGTGGCAAT